TTCCGGCGACTGCTCATCCCCTTCACATAACCCGGCAGCAACATCCATGAAGACCTGTCTGATGCTCCTTCTGGCTGCTGCCTCATAAAACTCCAGCGCGGCACCTTCAACACGGTCCAGCGAGATATCCAGGTCAAAAATTTCACCGTCAAAGCGTTTTTTGTCCCGTAACGCTAAAGTTACCGTAACTTTATTCTCAAAATTGCGGATCCCTTTCACAATCAGTTCATAGTTTTGAGTCATTGAATTACTCTCCCCGTGCAGCCTTACGACGGTCCTCTCTGATTTTGAAATACAGGTTAGTCAGATATGTCAGCAGCCCAAACAGCAGACTCCCCAGCACGCCTATTGCCGCCCACTGAGACGGGGAAACCCTGTCCAGCAACTGCAGGAACCAGTAGCCCGTTCCCACCGCTGACGTGGTGTATGACACACCTGTTGTGATTTTTTCCATCTGGTACATACCCCGTCTCCCGTTATCCGGAAGCTGACAACAATAAAAAAAGCCACCAGTTAAGTACTGATGGCTCTGATAACTCATGCAGGCATCTCAGACGACCCACTGACACTACCGGTGAGTTTAACGATACCTTCCATTTGACTGGCTCACTTTTTATGATGATGCTGGTGCATTTATCTCCAGCACCAGACTTTCTATCTCAACGCCATACGCTGCATTTTTGGTAATATCCGTCAGCGTCAGCGCATTCAGCCCCAGTGTCAGACTGTCTTTTATGACCTGGAATGCCGGGCCAGCCACTCCATTCAGTTTCGGAGTAACCGTGGCACTGCCGGCGGTGAACACCAGCTCCAGCGTCTGCCAGTCGTTACTGTAATTCCCGAACTCGCCCAACTTTGTGTTTCCTGCTTTCCTGTGATGCATCAGATTCAGTTTGCCGTCTGTGGTCTGGGTGAAGAACGACATCAGGAACGGGTTACCAGTCCCGGTCATCGTCACGACGTCAGGTAACGCTACATCGGTATACAGATAAATTCCCAGACCGAACTGGTTGTTGGTCAGTGCGCCTGACAGTCGAAACTTACAGCTCAGTCTGCCACCCCATGTCAGCAGGGAGACTGCGTCATCCACCGGATGCATCAGGGACCAGGTTTTATTGCTCTGCTTGGTAACCTTAAACACACCATCTTCCAGCGCAACACTGCCGCCGGTGATGGTCCAGCCCTGCGCAGCAGCCTCTCCGGCTGTCGGCAGCAGGGAGACTGTACGAACGGATGTGTCACCATCAGACGGCCCCGATGGCGTGTCGCCGCCGGGCGAGGGTTTAATCTCCGGTGCGGTACCGCTGATGAAGGCGCTGGTTCGACCAACTGCGTTCAGAATAGCGGTTGCCAGGCGATCCGAAATAATGCCCCTGCGCGCCCATGAACTGAAATGTGTCGGACGATTTGACGATACCCAATTACCATTACTACGGGATTGCGCGCCGTAATAACCTGCATCAGCAATATCCGGGTCTTCTGCCGGTAAGTTGGTGGGCGTGTTGTTGCCGTTACCGTCGGTCATGAACGGCACAAAGAAAACGTTGTCGCTCTCCCTGTTTTTGTACGCGCCGTAGACGGAGTCATACTGTGTGCCGTATGTGTTTTTCCAGTAATACGTCGTGTCGCCACAAATCCACGGTACAACTGCAGCACTGCCGCCATGGCACTGCGCCGCCAGCCCGGCAAGGTCAGCACGGAACTGCTGTACCATTGCAAGAAATGCTGCTGGCTGCTGGGCGTAACTGGCATTCGTCATATCGAATTCCCCCTGCATCCAGCATATCGCCAGCAAAACGTTTTTCGGGTTTTTCTGCAATGCTGCCTTCGTGCGGAAAAGCAGATCCTGATATAATGGTTTACCCACACCCCAGCGTGCCGAATCCTGGCTGGCCCCCGTGTCCGCACTGAATGTCCCCTCCGCGCCCTGGGTGAATGCCGAACCACCACGACAGCATGGTACCAGCAGGATCCCCGCATTATTAGGGATATACGGAAGCAGTTTTTTGGCAATATGTAAGCCCTGTCCGACACAGCCGTACTGCCCTTTGCTCAGGTCTGCCTTCGGATGATTCAGTGCGCTCATATCCTGAACATCATGCAGGCAGTGGTCTGCCGGAATGATGTCGTTAAATGCGCATGCTTTACCACCGGGAGTCACTGTGTTGCGACGGGCCAGTTGCTTAATGCGTGGGTGGGGCGCATCGTAAGAATCCGGCAGCGGCATTCCATCACCATATGACATGGCATTGGATTGACCAGCAAGTACCACCACGTAATACCACTCCGGCACGCTGCCGTGCTGGGGGGAATCAGGTGAGATGTCTGTAGTGCCATCGGCCACCATTGCCTGCATTAGATACCACGGGGTGCCGGGTTCGTAGGCAACCCGCGTCTCCCCCTGAAGATGCCACCCTTTCGCAAGATGTTCATTCACCTTTTGAGTCAGTTCAGCCTGTGTCATGGCTGTAATCAGTGCAAAGTTCTTACTGGTCATTGTGTTACTCCCGTCTGGTGTGTCAGTTCGGCTATTCTCTTATCCAGTTCAGCAATGGCCCGTTTATCCGCGTTACAGGTTTCCAGTGCATCCAGAAGGCGGTCGCCCCATATTCCGAGGTTTCCCCATGTGGGTGGGTCAGGGAAGGGGGGAGGCGTTACCGGCATGGTCAGCGTCTGCGGTATAAGCCGGACTGACGGCGCTGGCCCTGGCGCGTTCTGCGTGCCTGCGCAACCTGTCAGTAAAACGAGCGTCAGGCAAAGCGTGGGCGCATTCATCTTTTGCAATATCGTTGCGTAGCTGTTCACGTCTTACCTCTCCGTCCTGATTGCGTTGCTGATTTTCCGCGCGGAGCTGAGCCAGCACCTGCTGCATATCCTGTACCCCGGCGCTGATGATATTCAGTGTGTCGACGGTACTTTTCAGGGTGCTGGCCTGCGCTTCGTTTCTGGCGTTCTCCCGGCCCAGCGACCACGACAGACGCATGGATGTAATCAGAAGGAAAGCGACGCCAAGCGTGGGCCAGAGCTTCATGCCGGATAGGCTCCGTGTGGTAACTGAAAATGCGGTCCGTCTTTCAGGGTCTTCCAGTCGCCGCCCCATTCCACCGGAATATTCAGTTCCTGGCTGGCCTGTCTGAATGCGGCTGCGATTTTTTCGTACAGCGGCCATTCCCATGACACCTGGTTGCCGACATAAGCCACAACATCCACGGCATGCCCTGTGAGATGGCGACTGTTCATGGTCTGGCTCTTGCCTGTGGTCACGAGCTGCTTCTGACGATAACGACTGCGCAATCCTTCGGTGATACCAAAATCCACTTCCGAGATTTCCAGCGCCCGTCGGGTCACTTTCACCAGATCAGGATTTACACCCTGCAAATTCTTTTCGCTTCGGCTGCTGAATTTAAATGTGTTGCTCATTCGTTCCTCTCCTTCACCCTGCGATCAAATATTGCAATAACCTTGTCGCGTGCTTTCTCTGCGCCCATAAAACCGATTGAGGCACCAAAAAACGTCACTGCATCCTCAGGGATCCCGAAGAAGCGCAGCGACCCGGCCACGGCCATGGCAAGAACGCCGCACGCCAGCGATCCCGTTACGGTCTGAACCAGTGTTCGTCCGTCATAAAGACTCATCAGCGCGGAAATGCTGACAGCCGCGCCTACTGCATACACCGTTGGCAGGTGGTCAAAGAGCCACGCAATAACCTGCTCTGTGATCCCTGTTTGAATGGTGCTCACTGCTACTCCCCCCACAACTGAATCATTTCTCGTTTCTTCTTCTCCGGCTCCGGCATCTCCACTTCCTGCCCGGCGTCCAGAAATACCTGCTGACAGAGTCCGGGGTTAGCATCCAGCACCTTTTCGGTGACGCCCTGCGTCGTGCCGTAGTACCGGAAACAGAGCGAATCCACGGTGTCGCCTTCCAGTGCCTTCACTTTCATCAGCACAACTCCGCAAAGATTCGCGGGCGGCACAGAATGTCAGAGATGGCCCAGCTCACATCACGCCACAAATCCGATGTCTGTATATCCAGAGCATCCGCCCGGCGGTCGCCCTTGTCCGTTGTGTCTGCATCACGATAACGCTCCAGAATCAGGGCGCGTGTGGCGGTATAAACAGCATTGCGCCAGTGCCAGAGATTGACGCTTTCTCCGTTAATTACGGGTGCCGGAACATCGGCCAGCGTCTGATGGCCAGCCGCCTGCTGTTCCTGCTGCCACGCTTCCAGCTCGCGGGTAACGTGTGCCACGGCCCCGGTGGCGGTATGCAGCAGGCGGGAGGTGGTCACACGGCCCGGCAGTCGTACCGCCAGACGCAGCTCACGCAGCACAATATCCGGCCAGAATGCACCCGCTGAAATACGGGTATCACCATCATCGGTATCGGTGATGTCGTCCTCTGCGGGTCCGGGGTTGGTTCTGGCAACCATACTCATGGGGTTCACTCCTGAAAAAATCGGGCGGTGGGTGCGCGGTGTAAACGGTCACGGAGTCAAACCGGAACACCGCGCACGCCGCCCGCTGACGGGGTCAGTCGTTAACCGCGCTTTGCCTTCTGCGTCGCGGTGGTTTTTCGTGTTGCAGGCTTCCGCGTTGTCTTTTTACTTTTGCTGCTTTCGTCCTGCGCCTGCGGTGTGCTGGCATCTTCTGGTGCGGCTGTGGAATCGGCTTTTTTCAGGGCGCGGGAAAGGGTTGCAATCTCGCGTTTCACACCTGCGTTCGGGTTCAGGTGCATTGCTTCGCGTAGCAGCTTCAGTGATGAGGCCATGCTGTCCGCATCGGTCAGGCCACGGCGGGCAAAGGCGCACGCTTTGCATAATTTGGCGCGCACTTCGTCCGGCATGTCCTGGTCGGTGACAATCTCCCAAAGTGTGTCCAGTGGTTCGATAAAGGCGGACAAATCCGCGTCGGCATCCGTCCCGGCCTGCGTCAGTACCGGATTACAGATTTCTTCGGTCAGTACCGTGGCAGCAGTACGGCCAAAGTTATCCGGCATGATGAGGTTGTGATGGACCACATACGCGCCGATACGCAGCGCAAGCGGAAGATCGCCACAGTCAATCGCCCACACCATCAGCGTGGCAATCACTTCATCCTGCTGCCCGCCGTCAGCTTCCAGCGTTCCCTCAATCCAGCCGGAAAAATCCGGCAACAACTCTTTTTTGATGGCGGCTTTCGCGCTTCTGGCCTGTACGCCCTTAAGCCGGGCCTGTGCCAGACGCAGACGATACAGCACCTCTTCATGCGCGGTACGCGCGGCGTGGTCCACGCCTTCATTCGCCCGGCCTGCGCGCTGTGCCATCACGTTCAGCCAGTGTTGCTGTGCAGGAGTAATCATTTGTTCTCTCCGTTACAGGCGGGCATGATGCCCGCCGTGAGTTGATTAGCTGTCGGCGAACTTCAGGCCAGTGACCATCGCGCACTTGCCATAGTCTTCAACGACATAAGCGTCATTGATGGACTGGTAGGTGGCGATGCGGTTGTATTCCGGCTCGTCTTTCATCAGGCGACGCATTGAACCTTTCTGCCAGTAAATCGACAGGTTGTTGAACGAGGTGATCAGCATCGTTGCATCCGGGAAGAACGGCGCAAGGAACACGCCCAGCCCGCCAATGGTGCGCGATGACAGGATGAGCTGCCCGGCAAGTAATTCCGCATTGGGATTCTGGCCGCTGATGCTGTTCAGCACGGGCAGACGCAGCGAGTTAAACAGGTTGCGCCCCATAATCACCGCGAGGTCGTCAGCTTCCTTGTGCCATTCATCCAGCAGGGATGAGCGCGCATCCTGTACCAGAGCATCGGCATTCGCATACTTACCCGCGTGCGCCACAGTGTTGTCCATGTTGCGGGAGGTCAGCGTCACGTCATTCATTACGCGCTCGCTGGCATCGGTTCTGATGTGCTCCAGCCAGCCCACGTTAACGTCCTGAAGCAGCTTGTTGGTGTGAAAATCAGACTCGTAGGCGTGGGATGTGCCGTTAAAGCCAATCATGATGCGATCAAGCGCTACCTGCCGGGCGATCTGTGTACTGATACGGGACTGAAAATCGCTGTGGGCCGCCCAGGTATCAAGCTGTGGGTACGAAATAAAGGTATCGTAGTTCACCTGTTCGCACTGGTACTGACGAGACTTCATATCGATCACGTTATTCGGGTTACGGCGTTTGATGCCGTCATAACTGCTATTCGTGCGCGCAATTGGCCCGGTGGTGTCCAGGAGGATTTTTTCGCCTTTCTGGTCGGTCACGCCGATCACGTTAATTCTTTTCGTAAATTCGGTACTTTCCTTTGAGGCGTTTTCAAAACGCTGCTGCACCGCGGGTTCCACGGTAAATCGCGATACCAGTGCAGATACCGGGATATTGTTAAGCGACGCCTGCTGCGCCATATAGCAACCCAGCTTGTTGCGGGTAATATCTGACATCACCAGATTCATAAAAAATTTGCTCCTTTGTCTTATCAGAAGTCAGCCAGCTGGTCGGAGGCTGCGCCCGTTGCGGTGAAGCGGTTCTGCGGATCGCCGTCCTGCGTGTGCAGTTTTTCCTTCAATGCTGTCAGCTCTGTGGTCAGTGACGTGATTTTCTGGCGGTCCTGCTGATGGCGGGTTTCCAGCACATTAAAACGGTCGATAATGTCGGCCTGTGACGTTGCAACGCCTTCCACCGCTTCCTGAATTCGGGAGAAACTGGCGTCATCCGCTTTGCGGCCACGACCAATAATCCCCATTACGCGGTTAAACCACTGGGTGCCTTCTTCCTGGCGTTGTTCTGCCATTTCGATGATTTCAGACTCGATGGCTTCGGAGATAAGCGGTGCTTCACCCTGGATACTGTTGAACGTCATCACCGCCTGACGTTGCTGTGCCGTGAATTTCAGGCGCTCAGTGCCCAGGCTTGCCGGGGTGTCGGTCATCGCCAGCCCGACCAGATAGGCGCGCCCGTTAACGGAGAACTGCGGGTGCAGTTCGATACTGGAATAGATTTTCTTGCCGTCAGCGACAAGCTGCTTCATGCGCTCGGTCGGTTCGATTTCTGCATACAGCGCAGTACGTCCGGCCAGCGGGCCTTCCGTAATATCTTCCGTACTCAGCGCGGTGACATCGCCCATTGCGGAAAATTCGCTTGACGGGCATGGCGAGAGATAGTGCTCAACGTTCACGCGGGCAGCGTAAACATCCGGGTTGAAGTTCTCGGCGGCTTCACGCAGATGTACCTGGCTGATTTCGCGGCCATCAACAGTTGATCCGGAGACAGCCACGCGAAACTTTTTGCGGGATGTCTTTTTTTCATTAGCCATAGTTTTTGCCCCTCTGACTGGTTCTTCAGTCATGATGGCAAAGCGTAACAGGCTGATACAAAGGGCTTTTGTTGTAAGAAAACGGCCAGAACAGGGGGTTAAGGAGAACGGTTTCGCGCGCGGGTAATCTTCCTGTAATTACTCAGGGGGAGCAATGATTCAGGACGCTTTTGTGCGCCAGCGTGCGCGGCAACTTTACTGGCAGGGTTATCCGCCCGCAGAAATATCACGTCTGATGGGAATAAACCCGAACACGATTTATGCGTGGAAAAAACGCGACCAGTGGGATGAAACGCCACCCGTGCAGCGTGTCACGCAGTCCATCGATGCGCGCCTCATCCAGCTTACTGAAAAACAGAATAAAACAGGCGGTGACTTTAAGGAAATAGACCTGCTGACCCGGCAGCTTAAAAAAATGCATGATGGCCAGCCGGATGCGACGGCCACAGGAAAGAAAGGTCGGGCGAAAAAACTCAAAAATCATTTCACGCCGGAACAGATTGCCGCACTGCGGGAAAAAATCATCAGCAGGCTGGAGTGGCATCAGCGGGGCTGGTTTGACTCCCTGACCCTTTGCAGGGAAGCCGGGATACGTAACAGGATGATCCTGAAATCCCGACAGATTGGCGCGACCTGGTATTTTGCACAGGAAGCACTGCTGATGGCGCTGCGTGACGATGTGGCGCAACCTTACCAGCGTAACCAGATTTTTTTGTCTGCGTCGCGTCGTCAGGCGTTCCAGTTTAAAAGCATTATTCAGAAGGCCGCGGCTGAAGTTGATGTGGAGCTGAAAGGGGGCGATAAAATCATCCTCTCCAACGGCGCAGAGCTGCATTTTCTCGGCACTTCTGCTGCGTCGGCGCAGTCCTATACGGGCAATTTTTATTTTGATGAATTTTTCTGGGTCAGTCGCTTTGCTGAACTGCGCAAGGTGGCTGGCGCTATGGCAACCCTCAGCGGATTGCGGCGCACCTACTTCTCCACGCCATCCACCGAAACGCACGAAGCATACGCCTACTGGAACGGCGACCGCTGGAACGAGAAAAAGGCCACGCATAAACGCCAGCGTTTTTCTGTGGACTGGAAAACGCTGCATAACGGGCTTATCTGCCCTGACCGGACGTGGCGGCAAATTGTCACGCTGGAAGATGTGGTTAATCACGGCTGGAAACACACCGATATCGACGAAATTCGTGATGAAAACACCGAAGACGAGTTCCTCAATCTCTATATGTGTGAGTTTGTCCGCGAAGGGGAATCGGCATTTAACCTGAATATCCTGATTGGCTGCGGTGTTGACGGATACGACGACTGGAAAGACTGGAAACCTTTTGCTCCCCGCCCGATGGGGAATCGTCCGGTATGGATTGGGTATGACGCAAACGGCAGCAGTGGCAACGGCGACAGCGGCGCTGTATCCGTGGTGGTTCCTCCGGCTGTTCCTGGTGGCCGTTTTCGAACGGTGGAGACGCGACGCGTTCAGGGGCTGGAGTTTGAAGAACAGGCCAGAGTCATTGAAGAGTTCACGTGTCGCTACAACGTGGAACACATCGGCATTGATGTGACGGGCGGGAACGGGGAGGCTGTTTATCAGATAGTGAAACGGTTTTTCCCTGCCGCTATTCCGTACACCTTCACGCTGTCATCAAAACGGTCGCTGGTACTGAAAATGCTGCAAATAATGCGTGCCGGGCGGTGGGAATACGATCGCGCCGAACGCGAGCTGGTCGCGGCCTTTAACGCCGTGCGTAAGGTGAAAACACCGGGCGGCTTTATCACTTACGAAACGGACCGTGCGAGGGGGATCAGCCACGGCGACCTTGCGTGGGCAACCATGCTTGCTGTCATTAACGAACCGATTGGCGGCGAAGGAGAAAACGAGCGTTTCACGGTTATGGAGTTCTGATGAGCAGAAAAAATAAAAAAGTGCGCATGAGTTCACGCATTGATCTCGCTGATGCGCTCAGGAAAGAATCATCGCTCAGTGCATTCACATTTGATGGTCCTTATCGCCTGACCGGGCATGACCTGCTGGACAATATGTACTGTGCTGATAACGGGCGGTGGTATGAAACCCCGGTGGACTGGTACGGTCTGGCAAGAGCTGCCCGGCAAACGTCCTGGCATCAGTCTGCGCTTTACTTTAAGCGCAATGTATTACTCGGTTGCTACATCCCGCACCCGTTGCTTTCCCGGCAGGATTTCTCGGCGCTGGCGCTGGACTGGTTTGTGTTCGGTAACGCATTCCTTGAGCTTCGAAGCAATATGCTCGGCGAACCGCTTAAATTACGGCACGCCCTGGCGAAATACATGCGACGCGGAAGCGATCTTGAATCATGGTGGTATGTGCAGGATGGCAAGGACGCGTTTCAGTTTCGCCCTGGCAAAGTGTGCCACCTGATGAATCCTGACATTAACCAGGAAATCTACGGCATGCCGGAATATCTCGGCGCATTACTCTCGGCCAGCCTGTCTCATTCGGCGGACATGTTCAGAAAACTGTATTACGACAATGGATCCCACGCCGGGTGCATCATCTACATCGGTGCAGCGCAGGTAAACCGCGAAAGCATGGACTCCCTGAAAGAAACGCTACAGGGGGCACGTGGTGGTGGTGCGTTTAAAAACGTGCTCATTCATGCGCCTAACGGGGGCAAAGAGGGGGTGCAAATTTTGCCGTTCCAGCAGATCACCGCAAAGGATGAGTTCATGAATGTTAAGGCGGCATCCCGTGATGATGTGCTGGCTGCGCACCGCGTTCCGCCGCAACTGATGGGGGCGATGCCGGGCGAAAAAAGTGCGTTTGGTGATGTGGAGAAGGCCGCGCGGGTTTACGCAATTAACGAGCTGATGCCCGTCATGGAGGCCATGAAGCACATCAATGACTGGCTTGGCGAAGAGGTGATCCGCTTTAACCCTTACGCACTGTTAGACACCCTGCCCACATCCTGACGCGCTTCGCTTGTCTGCTGCTTCGCCGGGGCATAAAAAATTTATGCCCCGACTCTCCAGCTCCTGTATCAGTCAGATAATTTCACGATGCTTTCCTGCTGATTGCCATCATCGACAGTCAGACTCTTACACAATCCCACCGCGTTGACTGCATGTTCTCGCCGCCTCAGTGCGATTTTGACGGCCTTATCTTCCACTCCATCAAATCAAAAGCCCTCACGTCGTTTTCACGCTCAGCGTGAGAAATACAGCCATTCTGTTGTGTCGCTGCGACATCGTTCAGGGGATGCTATTTACCCCCTGAAACGCGGGCTGTTCCCCCGTCACCTGCGCGCAGAAAAAGCGCGTTTTTTTGTGCACGCACGGATCCTTGACGGATCCAGCCGCCATGCGGGCCGGAAGGGTAAAAAGTCGTTCAAAAAAATTGTGCAAATTTGTGCACTTTTGTGCAAACAAAAAGCGCCCCTGAGGCGCTTTAGTGTTTTATAGGTTGTGTATATTTGCTGGGTCCTTATCCTGCTGTGCTTTCAACTGATGAGGGGAACAAAATCTTTTCATCAAACCCTGCATTCATATCATGGACAGCAACACACCAATCCATTGACGAACGATTATCAAGAGCCTCCATGATTTCATCCATGCGGCGTAGGTCATACAGGTAAATGCTTTTATCGCCAATGGTGTAAAAACCAATTTTTTTCGGTGATGGACAGCGATCAAGAACGTCCTGTAATTCGTTCAACCATGCCCGTTCTTTTTTTGTCAAAGTTGCCATATCACTCTCCTTTGATGCGAATACCAGTGGTACTCATTATCCTGATTTCCCAGAGCACACGAGGAACACCACCGTTTCCGACTGGATCGCGTTTACTCCGCAGGGCGACGCTTGATTCCGCCCAGCTTTTTCTTGGAGGAAGCGCTTTCACACGAACAAAACCAGCTGCGCGAAGAGATGCTCCTGATTCATCTGCCCGGGTGTACGTAATACAACGTTGATAACCCATAGCTTTTGCTGCCCGCCAGACAGCACCATAAAGCGCGCTGTTAGCGTTGCGTTCTCCTGTGGTACATGTGCGATTTACTTCAAGCGTTAATCCATCATCCAAATGTCGTGCAACAGGTCGACCGGCTGTCGCCACACCTATCAATTCTCCGGCATCATTTCTCAGACCAATGCTGAATTTATGCCCCACCGGGGGTTTATTGTGTCGGTGATGTCTGGATATAAACGCCTTCGCAACACGAAGAGTAACCGGTGAAATTTGCATTCTCACTCTCCTTTGATGCCAATGTTTACAGACTGGCAAGCCTCTTTGAGCACCCAGTCAACAGCGTCTTTCCATGCTCCGGTTTCGACTGGCGGATTCTCACGCTTTACCTGTTCATAGAAACGCACCGCTCTAACCAGTCCATCTGACGGTTTTGCCTGTAGTGCAGCCTGAGCTATGCGGTATGCCTGGAGCATACGGGCGTCGTTGGCTTTTTTGCGGTTGATGTTGGCTATGTCCGGCTGTGCGTTTGTGTCGAAATACTCGCTCAGTGGCAGGGTGACAACCACATCCACCTCCTGTGGCGTGATGCCTGATTTGACCAGCGCGTGATGAATGGCAATGACATTCACATCGCTGTACTGGTATTGCGTGTCAGTCGTCTGGACAAAGCGATCGCTGACCGGATCAAAACCATAGCGCACGCCATCAAGCATGTAGTTCGCGGGCTGCGTGCCACCGAACGGCGCAGACCATTCCGACTTGAAGCTGTTCGGGCTGATGGCGTTGCGGCGTTCGCCGTTCTCAGTCCATGCCAGCTTGGTGTTGGTGGAGCCGTCATCGATACAAATTTTCATGTCGCTTTTCCTTATGTTGATTAATTAATCGTTTACGGGATTCTGAAATCCCGTTTTTGCCTGTTTTATGCGCGCTTCATATATCGCGGCGCGTTTTTTGCTCATTTACGGGATTTGTGAATCCCGTTTCTGTCTGTTTTTTGTTTCCACTGGTCAGGCCACCCCGCAGCAGGTCTGCTTTGCGGCGGGCGCGTTCAGTGGTTTCACTGATTCTCTGTGCGTGCTCTGCGTCGCGGATGGCGCGCAGCATGTCAGAAAGCACGGTAACGGGTGTTTTCATGGTGTTCTGGTCTTGCTGAAGTGTGGATGCCAGGCGTGCGGCGGCTTCGGGGTCTGATGCCCTCAGCTGTTCCAGATAGCTGGCGACCGGGTTATGGCGGATCTCCGTACTGCTTACGCCGTGGTTACGGCTCAGGCGCTGCCAGAGCTGCGTGATCCGGCTGTCCGGTCGGGTATCCGGTTTGCGTACAATTTCAAATCCCTGCGGTGCAATGATGCTGCCGTCAACGTACAGACTGCCGCCCCGTAACAGGTGCTGCATCTGCTGTTCACCGATATGCAGGCCGAGAGATTCGGCAGATTCCCGCCATTCTTTAGCGAGTAATTCGTGGTTATCAGGCAAAGGCCGCTGCTGTTTGCGGCTCTGTGTCCAGCTCTGCATTTCATCACTGCTGTTTTTTGCCTGTTTGTCACGAAGCGAACGCATCAGCGCCCGGCGTTCGTGCCGTTTCAGTGAGCGCATCCATTCGTTCACGTCAACGCCGTCAGGAAGCTGCGGCCACGGTGCTGGCCGTTCTTCCGGCTGTTCTGTCCCGTTGTTGTCCGTTTCCTGTACACGGGGACAGTTATTGCCACGAGTCCAAGGGGCGGCAGGGCCGCCCTGAAGGTCAAAACCATTTTCGCGGGCGCTGTCTTCCGCTTCCGGTTTACGTCTTACCAGCTTCCAGTTATCCGGATGTGTGCACACACGGGAAGACTCCCCGATGAGTGGTGACCAGATCCCGTAAATCTGTACGCTCTGTTCGCCGTAATCGTTCAGCTCATCTGCGAGGTCGTAGGCGGTGCGAATCAGGTAGTCTTTGCGTGGAACAAGTACGCCGCCCTGTTTTTCAATGTAGGAGGCAAAACACCCGGCATCAGCGGCAGCGAGCACTGCATCCATTGCGTCATCCTTCAGCCGTTGCGGGCCTTCCGGGTTGCGTGCCATCTGGCTGGCAAGGCGGCGCAGTTCACGCCACACCTGACGGGAGGGGATGCCAAAGAACTGGAACTGGCGGACCCGGTGAAGGCGCGCCCAGCCGATGGCGCGCTCCACGCTCTCGGCCATTGATTTTCCGGTTTCGTGGTCAACGCGTGGCTTGCCCGTTTTCGGGTCGATACCATCCACGGCGCGGCTGTCCAGGTTCTTTCCGATGTAGGTGGCGATGTAGCTGGTTGGCGTGCCTTTTGAGCCGTCGACGTACTCCGCTTTAAAACGCGGAGTTATGTCATCGCCCAGCTCGTGGCGGTCTTCCTGAATGGCAATATCGCAGACGTGGGACACGATGGTTTCAATCTCGTCCGGATGTGCAAAGACCATCATATGCCAGTGCACAGTGCCGTCATGGTGAGGCTCCACCGTGCGGATGCCATACCAGCGAAGACCGTCGCGGTTCAGTTTTTTGCGGACCGCCGCAAAAAACGTGTTAACCAGGTAATCGCTGGAGTCGCGCATGGTGGCCCCGTTCCATTTGGGATTCGGATGACCGTTCTCTGTTGTGGCGTGGTATTTTGACGGGCAGGTGACAGTCAGAAACACCGCTTTGTCGCCACGGGCTTCGGCCAGAAGTTCCAGCCCCTTCATGGTGGCCATCATTTCTGCCTTACGGTGAACCGGGTTACTTACTCCCGCGTAATACACTGTCTCGAGATCAATCGTGAACCCGTCTTCGTTTTCCAGCATGAAACTTTTCAGGAAATCGCGTGTTTTCTCGCGCTGTGCGCGAAACTCGCTTAACGCGTCCTGGCTCAGATAGGGTGATGTTTTTCTGGAAACCAGACAGGCGGCGCGGAGTTGTTCTTCTCTCCACTCGCAACGTAACAGCCACAGTTTGCGTTTCCACCATTCCGCACAGGTCAGGCGAAGGACTGCGCCCGGCAGCAGCTCCGTGTCCGGTTCGTTCCTCCGGTCTTTATCTGTTGTCAGTGCGTCATAATGTGGAGGCATGATGTGCAGGTGTAACGCCATGCGGGCCAGCATCTGATACGCCTTCAGCGTTACATCCATGGTCAGCTCGCCATCTCTGGCACCAAAGCCATCACAGAGTTTTTCGAAGGTGCTGCTGAACATCGCCGCCGTCATGGTGGCCAGCGTCTGTATCTGGTGTTTGTTGAGCTGCGGCAGGTAAAGCAAATCGTCCAGGCGTTCGCGTCCGGCAAGGGAGCGATAACCCGGTGTCAGCCAGTGTCCGTCAGTGCGATCCAGACGTTCGAATATTTTGCGCAGGGTTCCGCGTGCATAGCGTTCCGCCTGCCAGCTCTTTTTGCCTTTCCGGCGATCGGCTTCCTGTTTTTTGCGCAGGAAGGAGAGGTGGCGAATAAGCGGATCGCGCAGATAGGACGGCAGCAGGCGCAGCGAGGCCATGGCTTCATCCACCGCGCCACGTGCCTGTTTTCTGGCTTCTCTGGCCAGTGTGATGGTTTTGTCCTGTTTTTCCTGTGCGTCCAGGCTTTTATTAATCAGGTTGCCCAGCGGCGTGGCGGAGAACGCCGCATCAGCCATTTCCTGGCGGCGCTCGTTCTCTGCCCGGTAGGCATCCAGCCAGGAGGAAAGCTCGGATTCAGGAGCGGGGATTCCCGTTCCTTCACGACCCACTGCGTGGCGCGGTTGTTGCCAGTCCCTGATGTACTCTGCCGTCATAGTGATTTACTTCGTCATGCCATTCAGGGTGTCGCGGCAGACTGTAGCCAGCCGCTGAATTTCCAGCACGGTGTCTTCTGTGTCGGCATGGCGATGTGTGATGCGGATGCTGTCGGCAATCACATCGACGATTGCAGAGGATGGGCGCTGGTAAATGCCAATAACGGACGGGGTGCCACCTTCAATGCGGTAAAGCCTGTAATTTTCCTCATGGCTGTCAATCATGTAGCGACCATCAATAACAATCTTTCCGTCAGCGAGCTGCGGTACAGGCAGGGATTTCAGGTACATGTCATAACGATCACGCACGCGAGCGGCAAGATCACGTTCTGTGTTGAGCAGGTATTCAAGAAAGTCGTTGGCGAGAATCATTGCGGCAATCCTCTTGCTACAGATGTGCGAAGGCCTCCCGCCGCAAGGTGCAGGAAAGGCCTGGAACAGGAATTAATGGAGTTTGTTTTGCTGCTGGATGAGCTGCTGAAGCTCGCGCAGATCATCCGCCAGATAGCTGAAAACAGAGGCGGAATAAATGTTTGATAGTGCGTGGCTGCGCTCATGCAGCATATTGATGCGCATGATTTGCGCGACGCGTGATGCGCGGAAAAGTCTGCGGTTGATTTCAGTCTGGATGTGACGACGCTCCGCGATAGCGCGGTGCTGTTTGCGGTTTGCCATGATGTGGCCTCTCTGTTAGTTAGTTTTGAAAACTCACCATCCAGAGGTTCCAAGCTCGGGGTGGTGAGACGTACAGGGTTGGAACTACCGGCTAACAGAGGACCCGGCCCAGCTGATGCTGGCCCTGTACGCCCCACCATAATTCTGACGCGAAAAAGACGTGGCGATACGGCACGCACAAAAAAACCGCTGGCGCGGTTGTGCGCTCTGTTAGTCTGCGGGGTTCCAATCCCGGCACCCGTTTTATGAGGTGCAGCGGAAATGTAACCTGACTGATTGCGGCATGGCAAGCGGTTTTTTTGTGAGAACGGCATACTAAAAAATCCTGATACTGCTCCGGCCAGCGGTTTTCACTGGCCGGGTTTAATTACTTCACCGGAACAAACGGAACAGCGGTGTTACTGGTCATGTATTGCGGTAGCGTGCCGTTCCATTTGTTAATCGCTTCCAGCTCCATAACGCCGGGATTCTGGCGCAGAGCTTCACCGCGTAAACGAATGGCGTCGGCTTCAGCCTGGGCTTTTGTGCGAATGGCATCGGCTTGTCCGGCAGCTTCTGCGCGCAGCATGTTGGCTTCAGCTTCGCGTTGCTTGACTTCCTGTTCACGTTGCAGGGTTTTCTGGTTTGCCGTGACTTTGGCATTAATGCTGTCGATAACGGTTGGCGGGTATTCCGGCTTACCCACATAAGAGAGGCTCATTACCTGAATGCCGATAGGTGTCATTTCTGCCTGAATGTCTTTAAGTGCTGAATCCAGCAGTTCAGACTTGCCACCGTCGATAAATTTATCGGTGGTCATTTTGCTGGCCAGTCGGTTGAGTGCGTCGGCGATCTTCTGGCGCAGGTCAGTGTCGGTAATGTCATCCACGCCTTTGCGGTAGGTCTGAAACACTGTAGTAACTTTGGATGGATCAACCTTGTAGGCCACACCGATGTGATAGCCGATGGTTGTGCCGTCACTCATCTGAAAGCTGAACGGCTCATCGTAGGTCTTCATTTGTTTGAAGGTCGGGAAGATGTAAACCTCGGTATTCCAGCCAGTCCAGTAGCGGCCAACGCCAACCACTTCGCCAACGCCTTTGTCGTCGCCCAGCTTGTTGACTTTGATGCCCACATTACCTGGCTCAACGCGATCGCAGCCAACCAGCAGGATGGCGGCAAAAAGCGGGAGAATCTGAAAGAGTTTGAATTTCTTCATTGCTTGATTTCCTTGATGTACTTACTGAAAAGGCGAACAACGCCTGCCGGGTACAGCATGGCAATGAAAATGCCCAGCAATACCAGGAAGGAGCTGTCTGATGAAATCATTCGGGGGAGTAGTCCTGCATACAGAATGAAAGAGACGAGGACGCATACCAGCGCCCACATGTATGCGCGAAACCAGGTCTTTTTGTTCATGTTGATTGCTCTCTTTTGTTATTCAGGAAAAAGTCAAAAACGTTATCGATGCGCATCATGAGTTCGCGCTGCATCGCTTCTGGTGTTTCCGGTTCACCAGGCGACCCCAGCGTTGCGCAGAAATCAGCGATCTCGTGTTGAATGAGTTCTTTCAGCGTCGGTAAGGAATTCATGTGTGTGCGGCGATGCCTGCGTGTGATTCGCCTTCTGCTCATTTACGCTGCTCCTGTACCTGTCGGATAAGGTTTACCCGCGCCACATTAGTGGCGCAGAAGTAAGTGCCGTCAGTGAGGTAGATGTGGTGTGCATCCTTTTCCGAACGATGTTTGTCGATAGTGGTAATCAGGCGTTCGTCGACCTCGTATTCGCGCCCTCTGGAGGTAAAGCGAACGACGGGAAAATGCTTAATTGCCATTGCGCCCCCTTTGCCCAGTAACCCTATGCGTTAAATACGGTGCACTGTGCGTCATCAATGAATGCGACTTGAGAGCGCTCTATCAGGCGGAGATTTGTCAGAATTTCTGATTCCCTTATGGGGTGAGGAGTGATCAGGTATTTATCCTGTAACCCGGCGATAATGGTGTATCGCTGTAGCTCCGAGCCAATTGTGTAAATAAGGCGTCCGGTGTTAGACAAATCCAGTCCGGTGACGGGTTGTGTTCTGAGAACCGCCAGTTCAGCATCCTGTTTTGCGATAATTTCGGCTGCTTCTGCCGTGACTCTTGCGACTATCAGTGTGTGGGTTGCGACGTCCATATGATTATTTGCTATGGCTTTTTTCGCTACTACGTTTTCTGCCTTTGAAATTTCTTTCAGTGCTCTGATGATACCTTCTTCTTTTGCGTGCATTTTTGTATCTCCGTTATTTGCGTGTGCGAATACCTCCGTTAATACGGATGGTTTTCTCGTTTTCTTATTTAATTTGATGTTTTATTTGTATCGTTATTCACCAGTGAAAAACGTTCAATCTTTTTTACTGAATGAATAATTCGCATAATTCCAATAGCGCAGGCCACCGAAATAATCAGAACAAGCCATGAGATAAATATACTCATGCGATATTCCCCAGCTTATACGGTTCAATATGTTCCCCGCATTCTGCGGCACAGATCAGCTCGGAAAGTTCGTTAAGTGCATCCAGATCATCAGCGTAAAAAGCCACGTCATACAGACTCCGGATTGCCCTGGTCAATGAGTCACGGGCTGCACGTTCAGCATGAGCGCCTGATGCACTTAAGCGAAAATAAAAACGCTCAAGTGCTTTGTTAATGAGAGTTTTATATTCTTTGCCCATCGCAACGCCCTTTAATCTGCTTTCTGAATTTCTGCTTCTGAATCCATACAAATAATTTCGATATAGGGTTCATCGCCATTAGTCTTACGTGCTTTTTCCGCTTCGCTAATGATTTCGTGTACAGTCTGGTACGGAAGTTCTACGGTCAGGCGCGTGCCGTTCAGATAAACGTAAGTAGCTGCATTTTTTTCGGATGGAACGACTCCATCAATAGCTGATGCGCGTAATAACAGTTCACCGCGAAAATCAATAAAACGAATAAATACACCTTGTGCATGCTCTTTGGTCATAAAGCACCTGTTATAAATCAGCCTGTTTAATAAAACTTTGTCCGCGAAGCAGACGATCAACTGTGCGAAGTGCTTCGTACAATGTGAAATCCTGCCCGAACTGATTGTCGCCGTTGCTCAGTGCAAAAATGCGGTTTCCGGTAAATGGGTTGCGCTGGCATCTGTGAACCACGATTCCTGCTTTTTCAATCAGCCAAGTGTGTTCACCAATTTGTTTTACTGGGTAGCCATCCGGCGTTGCGTGTGTTTCGCTCAGGCTGTAGCGAGAGTTGCTACGTGATGCACTGGTAGCGAAACGGTTAGCATGGCGTTCCGCACCGTTGCGGAAGCGCTGCTGTGAAGAATTGCGCTGTAGTTTCATATTAAAACTCTGTACCTTCGGTAAGGTGTACTCGTGTCACCTTGTATTGATTTGTGGTATTTTTTTTGTGTGTCTAGGACTTGGACTGGCCGGTTCAGGTCCTGGCTTATGTTTAATTAAATTGTTAAGAGGTTTTCATGTCAGAAGATAAAAAAGTTGTTAATTTGTTGAGTGAACTTAGTGCTGCTCTGGATAACATTAACCCTCCCAGGGTAAAAACGACGGGTGATAAAGACGCATTAAACACAGAGATTCATATATTACTGGCGTTAGTAACTGACAAAATTCAGCGTAAATACCCACCTGTCACACAACTGGTTGATTTTTAATTTGATTTATGCCGGGCTGCTCCCGGCATCTTCTAGCTGCCATAATGTCTCGTCACCTGATAGAGCAAAACGAAATGAGTGAAGTATATCCCCCCGAGAGAAGCTCACGGCTACAGCTGCGGGAAAGTCAAATATAATCCCACCTTCATTTTTAAAACGATTACGCAATTGATAGGCTATCGGTTTGATTTGTGCAGGAAGAGTATCTATATCTCTTCCATTGACAACAGAATCTTTGTTTTCAAGTACTGATTTAGCGATTAGATATAGATGCCAGTAACTGGTTACAATTGTTACTCCTGTGATGTGTCGTAAATTAATTGCAATTCGTCCGTTATTATGTTTTTCCGCAAGGTATTTCAGGTTATCAATTAATGCTTGGTCATTTTTTGAAATAGTTATTGTGAAATCTGACGTGTTTGTTTTCATACGATTAGTTGCCTCTGTTGTTTCTGAGTTGGTCCAGTTTTGAGCTTCTGCCTGTATAAACTCGCTTACCGTTAATGGTCTGGCAGTCTTCTTTATTAGCTGGAGAGAACTTCCTTTTCTGGCGGTCATACGTCCAGTAACTTTTCCAGTTGTGCCATTCTGGGGGCTCGTGCTCTGGTAGCTCATCAGCCAACTTGTCCCACTCTTTGGCGTTAAACCACCATACTCCGTCTGAGTTTTCATCTTCCGGGTTTGTGCGCGTCTTGTGTCCCGGCATTTGACCGCGATGAATGGCTACGCGCAGTGCAGATTTTGTTAGCCCAATATATGCCGCGCCTTTTTCCAGAGAGCAAAGCCCGGCGATCGGACCATCCAGCCGCAAAGTCGCTCCTTTTTTGTAGGAACGCTTTTTCTTGTTTTCTTCGTGCTCGTCGTCGTTGGCGGCATCAATGGATCCGCTGAGTGCGTCACTTTCCTGAAGTGGTTGGTGGTCAGATAACTCTTTATCGGCAATGAAGTCCCGCATTTGTTATCCTCTTGCGTTGGTGCGCTTGTCGCGCCTTGTGATGGTTTGTTTTGGCTTGTAAAGATAACCAAAAGGTTATCTTTGTGCGAGAGGTTAATACTCAAATGGTTATCTTGTCAATAGACTACGCAAAAAAGTTACGTCAGATACGTAAGGCGGAAGGGTTAACACAAAAGCAGTTTGCGGATATTACTGGGTTGTCTTTGGCAACCATAAGGAATTACGAATCGGGGCAAAAGAACGCTAGAGCAAAAATCGTTGAGGCGGTTCTGCAAGTCGATCGCTTTGAAAAATACATGCTGTGGCTAATAAAAGATAAGACGCTACCTGTCGCCGGGCAGATTGCTCCGGCTCTCTCTCTTGATGGATCTATTCAGTCGGAGGGCGATCAGGTTTCAATCGGTATTACCCAAAAATCACCCCGATCAGGCCGCAATGTTGGCTGACTCTACACATTGAGCGAATTACATATCGCAAGGAGTGTTTAGTTAATTTATCCGTTGGAGGGGCTAATCATGTCGATTAAGCAACTCAAAGACGGACGTTATCAGGTCGATGTCAGACCGCAGGGGGCGGAAGGAAAGCGGATTCGAAAAATCTTTGCCCTGAAATCAAAGGCTCAGGAGTTTGAGAAGTATGTGTTACAGAACTTTCATGACAAGCCATGGCAGGCTAAGCCAGCTGATCAGCGGCGATTATCAGAGCTGCTTGATGCGTGGTGGATGCTTGATGGGCGTAATCAGGCTTACGGGGATAGCTACAGGGTTAGGCTAGGGAAGGTTGTTCGTGAAATGGGAGATCCTCGCGCCAGTCAGATGACGCGAAAATTTATGCTTGAATATCGGTCAGAGAAATTACAGGCCGGATTAATGCCGTCCAGTATTAATCGTGACTTATGCGTACTGTCTACCATGTTCACGGTGCTGATTGAAGCTGAGGTCTTTCACAACGCGAACCCTGTACGCGGTATACGAAAACTGAAAGTTCAGAACACAGAGATGGCCTTTCTTTCTGATGATGAGATTGAACGGCTTCTTGAGCGACTGGAGGGTGATGCGCGTCGTGTTGCCATTCTGTGTCTTTCTACTGGTGCCCGATGGAGTGAAGCATCGGAACTACGTGGAGAGCATATCGTTGGCAACCGGGTGACGTTCTTTAACACCAAAAACGGAAAATCCCGTTCGGTTCCTGTGGCGGATTCGGTCGTGCCTCTGATTAAAACCCGTCGAACGGGGTTATTGTATCAGGTTGATTATCTGAAGTTCCGGGAGATTCTTCAGGAGGTGAAACCGGATTTGCCGAAGGGGCAGGCTACGCATGTCATGCGTCATACATTTGCCACACACTTTATGATGAATGGCGGAAATATTGTTACGTTGCAACGAATCCTGGGGCACGCAACGATTCAGCAAACAATGACGTACGCTCATTTTTCGCCGGACTTTTTACTGGACGCGATCAACTTTAATCCGCTGGCTGAAAGTGTCCATAAACTGTCCATCGATTAG